GAAACCGTATCTCCAGTTGCCGCCGCTGAAGCTAGGACCACATTTGCTCCGTCCGAGGCAGTAAAATCTGATGGTGCTAACTTCACTCCGTTCAAGTAGACATCTACATATCCAGTGTCGTAGTTTGCACTAAATGTTGTCTGACCAGAAGTTGCAGTAAAATCTACTCTCTGCGCTGTACCATTTACGCTGCTACCTGCATTCTGCCATCCTGATGCACCATAAACTTTCATCAAATTGTTTGTAGTATCAAACCATAAATCACCAGCGGTTATATTAGAACCAGTAGGCTGTGTGCCTGATATGAAGTAGGTGTCTACGAAATGCTGAGAATTTGTTATTGCTGATGTTGCAGTTGCTGCGTGACCTGCAGCCGTAGAAGCAGAGTTCGCAGCATTTGTTTCGCTGGTAGCTGCATTGCTTGCGGAAGTTGCCGCTGATGTAGCTGACCCAAGAATACTGTCTACATATGATTTATTTGAAACCTGATCATTAGCTGCAGGGTTTGGTACACCACTAATAGTATTGTTTGACATGGCAATACTGCCTGTCAGTGTACCACCAGAAAGATTTAACTTTAGGGCATCCTGAGTATCTGCGTAATTTTTACTAACTGCATCCTGAGTAGACGTAGGATCACCTATGCCAGTGATTTTAGACGTACCCATTGCTATAGAACCTGACATAGTTCCACCAGCAAGAGGAAGTTTTGTAGCCAAGGAGTTAGTCATAGTAGTGCTAAAACTAGCATCGTCATTGATAGCAGCGGCTAGTTCATTCAGCGTATCTAAGGCCGCTGGTGAGGAAGCAACTAAGTTGCTGACCGCATTATCTACATCTACTTTTCGGGCCGCATCATTTGCGTTAACTGGGGCAGATAAATTCTCAATAGTAGCAGACGTAGCACCGTCCATATTCAATGTGCCATTTACCGTCACATTGTTGAATTGAGAAGTACCAGTAGTAGCCGTGACGTTACCTGCAACATTTCCAGTTACTGCACCTTGGATAGTACCACTTGCTGTAATGTTATTGAAGCCAGAGGTTCCAGAGGATGTTACATTCCCTGCTACGTTGCCTGTTACATCTCCCACAAAACCTGAGTTAGCCGTTATTTGAGTACCAGTAATTGCACTGGCTGAGTTACCACCAATTACTGCACCATCTACCTGACCGCCGTTAGCGTCTATGGTAGCAAACGTCCCTAATCCTGTAGACGTAATAGTGCCTGTATCTATGTGATTAGCTGTAGTTGTACCTGTAACATTTGCATTTCCTGACAGGTAAAGGTCTTTGTAGCGGTGTGTGGTTGTACCTATGTCTACTACGTTAGTTGTCTCAGGAGAAAATACTGTGCCAGTGTTAGCTACAATTTCATGCCAATTTGCAGCATTAGATGCATTAGAAGTACATATAAATATTCGTTTATTTGAAGTGTTAATCCAGAGAGAGCCTACAGCATAATTCTGAGAACTGTCGTTTGTAATAGTAGGATTGCTTGTAGCGAAGTTATTCTTGCCGCCTGTACCACCATGAACTGCAGGTAAGAATCCTGATACTGAAGTAGCTAGGGGGATAGCTGGTGAATCTCCTAAAGCACCTGTATGCCCATGTCCTGTTGTAGCATTAAAGGCAGCTAGAATTTGGTTAAATTCAGCATTCAGTGGTGGGGCTGTAATGTCAGAGCCGTTTTGAATCTGACTGATTGATTGTCTGGTATATCCAGCCATGTCTTACCTTCTCCCACTTATCGAAAATTCAAATACTAACCCTTGGATACTATAAGGTTCTGATTGACCTATTGTCACAAAGGTAGCTCTTGTAGAAAAACCTGATCCCTGCACGTCTGATGTAAGGATTGGCTTGGAGTTACCACCATAGAGGACGTTTGCATCTCCGTAGTCTAAATTAAGCGCGTTATATGCAACTGGCCCACCTAAAGAAGACTGAGTATATTCTGAAGGTCTACTTGTATTGTAGTCTCCCCAATCGTAAGCCAAAGATAAGAAGAATGTAGCTGCGCCCTCTGCGCGTACAAAAGTATTAACCTTCCTAATAGTCTTACGAATTTCTGTATCGCCAAAATCTAAATAAGGGGTGGCGTAGACTGCTATTATATCTTGACCTGCAAAGCTGTTGCCGTTTTCTTGGCGATAAACTTTACCGTCATAGTCGCCGTGAAGGATAAACTCTTCTGTACCAATATATCCAGACTCTGCACATGAAGTTCTTATCCCATTAATCTCCCCAAAGGACCAATCAATAGAACCTTGATTATCGTACAATCCACCAATAATTCCGTAGCTATCTACCTGTAGAGTACTTTCATCTCCTACAAAAAAGCGTACCTGAGACTTACTTCTGATTACGACAGAGTTTACCGTATCTGTATTATTATTTTTAATTAAATTTACGAGAGTAACCTGTATAGGTTTACTCACAGTTTCTAATTCTACGTCACCAATTTTGGAAGTTGAGGATACAGGTCTAAAACCATCTGGTGCTAGGAAGAGTAGGTCACCTGCAATTTCTACTACACTATCTCTGGCTATGCAGCCTACGTTATTGGTAACACTATCTACAGAAAAAGTACCTGCGCTGGGATTAGTTACCTTCTTTATAGAATTTGTACCAAAGACAAATAGATCATCTCTAAACGGTTTTATTTGGACCACATTAAATGCTGGCTTTATAGTCCCACCACCGCCACCAGATGTCCATGTATACGGATCATTAGCAGCGGAATGCCGTAGAGTAGACCTAGATGTTAGATCACCTCCTACCCATAGACGATTTTGATATTCAGTTACGATGGCAGGGGCATCTACTAGTTGATCTCCACCTGCAGAGCTAGTTCCACCAGAATTGGACTGAAGTAGTTCGTACCAATTAGTTCCATCGAAGACTATTGCTGGATTTACGCCATCTACAAAGCAGATAGTAGAGCCGCTGCCCCAATCAAATTGTACATGGCGTATCTTAGTTACAGTACGAGAGGCTATAGTAGTATTTCTACTAGGTGCAGAGGTTATCTCTTGCCATCCACTAAGATCGACAAACTTATAGAATTTATAGTTATTAGTATTTAATTCCTTACGAATAGCAATAATGTAAGGATTTCCAAGATGCTCATTCTTGTAAATAGTTACACCAAGGACTTTACCCTCACATGAGTTACCACCAACAGTAGCGTCTATAGCACCTAGATGGTTATAGCCTTCGATCCGACGATATCCACCGTACAAAGATGGTTCAAAATTAACTAAGCGAGTAGCTGCGCCTGACTTATTATCAGATAAATCTAAGTGATTTTCATTGGAATTAAGGCCACCAGAGCATACAAGTTTATAGGACTCAATGGTATCTGCCATCTAAAAGGCCACCCTCGTATCCCTGATGTATTCAAAGTTATTTATGAATAAAGTCTGTAGGTCTTTGAGGCCACTCTGAAAAGAAGTGTAAGCTGCATTTGCTGCCTCTAAATTATCTTTGAACATATACATATGATACAACGCACCATCGACTACTACGGTATCAAAACTCTCAGGTATTCTAGTTACATCACTGAACAAAGTCAGGTCTGTGTAATTCAAGTAATACCGAAACTTCACAGAGTAAGCTGCGTTAGGAGAGGGGGTAACTCCAAAGCCATTACCATGTGAGGGAAATACTTTTTCGGGGATAGCTCTGCCAGATGAACCAGCGGTATAGTCTGCATCTCTTTGAGTAGCATACCACTCATCGCGTTCCATGTAGCCTAGAGACTTATAGGCCGCGCCTAGACTGTCATCCTTCTGTAGTTGGAAGCTGTTCCAATCCACCTTCTTAAAGGCAGTGGGCCATGAATATTCTGTCTGACCTGCAGCTAGTGTTTGAGTAAATTCTGCAGCATTAAAAGGCCACTCAAACTCAGCCTGATTGATCTTTGCTATTGCCGCCTTTACCGCATCCTTTACTAAGGATTGCACACCTCTAGTAGAGGGAAACTCTGCTTCTGCTATCTCTACTTCATTCAAGCGGCGAAGTGTTTGATTGCAGAGTGTGATAAAGGTAGAGGCCATTTAGCAACAATCCTAAAAAGAGTTAGAGGGCCAGCTTGTGCCAGCCCCCTGTATTTAGTAAGTGTTATGCCAAGTTATAGTTAGCAGTGAACAACGCCTCTGGGCGAAGTATTTTTCTTCCATACAACTGCATACCTCGGACGATGTCAGCGAAGGTAGTAGGTGAACGGAAAGTCTCTGTCTTAGAGATTTGTTCCGCTGTAGCTACTGCGCTTGCATGACCAGCAACTATCACTCCGAAATTTGTCTCAGAGCCAGCCGCTGCAGCGGTTCCAGCACCAGTTCCTAAATAGGGAAGGTTGTTGGACTTGTAGATTTGGAATCCACGAAGAGTTCCGGGCAGACGACCATTACGAAGCTCATCTCCACCACCAAAATCAGAATTAATTAATTTTGAATCTTCGTCCATCAAGACTTCTGCAAAGACCGAATCCACTACGACCCATCTTGAGTCTGTATCTACATTTGCCTGATCCATCTGACGCGCAAGGCGGTTTAGGATAGCCAAAGGTGAAGTGATACCACCTGCTCCACCGCCAGCGGCGATTGGAATAGATGTTACTTCACCAGCAACTCCTAGATCAGAACCACCAAAGTCAGTGATATCTAATTTATTGGCTGCAAGCATTTCGTCATTACCAGCATTAGTATCAGCTTTGGTTCCGTTTATGTCTCCTGATGCTGAACGTCTTGCCCATGAGGAAGGTGTCTTCCAGCCTGACATATAGCCAAGTACTTCTGAGTCATATGAGTCACGCAGTTTGTAGCCAGCGCGGTCTGACGCAAGGGATTGGAATGACACATGGGAGTGGGCTTCTTCGATATCATCGACAGAAAATTGGAAGTAATTTGCCTGATCTACGACCATCGTAAAATCGGAGTCTACAAGATCCTGTGTTGCAAGTTGCGTACCCCTCTCATATGCCGTAATAGTGATGTCGGGTTCTTTGATAATCTTTACGCTATCGCCAAAATTTGCCAAGTCACCTGCGTAATCTGTGTTGGTTACTGCGTCAATAACGCTACTCTTGCGTAGAGCCATTTGAACTTTTTTGCTGTAAATTACAGGGGAAAAGTTTCCCTGATTGAGGTTGGTATAACCTGATGCCTTTGGAAATGCCATTGTGTATTCTCCTAAATGAAATGGCTTTAAATACACCTCGACTACTTAAAATATTAACACTCAGTAGAGTGTCTGTAGTTGGAGGTAGCTAAATCAGATAAGTTGAACTCAAGTGTCAGTTCCAAAAGAGGGTGTCACTAAATAAGTGGTTCTCAAGGATACTGGTAGACTTAGTTAATATTTATCTGGGGGGTTGTAGACTTTCGGGTATACTTCTAAATGAGAAGTGTCCTCTGTCTAAATTAATCAATACGATCATTATAACATAGAGTGTTAATTATTACAATAGTTAATTACTATATCTGTCCCCTCATGGGAACAGCGTTAGCTTACTACTAGGTGTTAATTCTGTCAATAGCTATTTTCAAAAAAAACACCTAGTGTTTAAATTATCTTGCTGCGCCTGATATGTCGTAATCAAACTTACCAGATTGGATAGCAGCTTCGATAGCTTCCTCATTAGCCAAGTACTGTGCATCACTCATGCCCTGTACCATGCTCTCTGAGAATGACGCTTTTGATGTAGCTGCAGGTGATGAGGAACTAGTCCTTCCGACACTCTGGGCCGCACCATCATTGCTGATACGATATCCTGTCTGAGCTTTATACAGGTCAATTGTACTGGAAGCCCATGAAGAATCTGTATTATTCTTGTAGACGCTGTCTTGGATAGTGGGGTGCTGTAGAGCCACCCAATCATGGAAGCGTTTATCCTGACGTATAGTTGCAAAGTCTGGGTGCTTTTCTAGAAGTTTTTGTTCTGCACCTTTCTTATTAATACTGCGCTCAAAGTTTTCTACTTTTTTAAGACGTTCTTCGCCTTCTGCCAGAGCTTCGTTAGCCCTCTTTCGAGCAATTGTATCAACAATCTTGGCAACATCAGGATATTTTCTAGACCAATCTTCAACTTCTGAATCAGTTTTGGGAAACCTAATTTGTTTTTTAGTCGCTGCATCAAGCTGCTTCTGAACGTCAGCCACTTGCTGTGCAGATTGGTCGCGTACAGTTTGAATGTGCCTCTGAATGTCTTGATAGCGTTTCTTATAACTTTCTTCTTCAGCATCTAATTGTTCCACTGGTTGCTGTTGAGCCAGTTCTTCACTGTATGATAATTCATTGTCAGCTTCTGGTGCGCGTGAGTACTTCTGTTTATTTTCCATAAATTACTTTCTGGGTCCGACAAGTCGGGTATCCATATCTATACTGCGAAAACAAATTTCTGTTTTTTCATTATCGCTGGTAGTGGTTTTGACTTAGGGGATATTTCTTTATCCTCTTCGTCATCTAAATGGTCATCTACTTTGACAGTAGCGACCTC